GGATTTAATTCCATAGGGTGAGAATGTTTTTCTTTTTTTTCCTCATCGGTCATTAAGTTGTATCTTCGTTTGACTGATTCGGACATTTTTTTAACAATTCCGTCTTTGTTGGGGTTTCTTGTAAGGTTGTCCCCACCACTTGATTTAATACCAATATTATATTCAGGTTGTAAATCCAAATATTTTTGTTCAACCTCAAGAAGAATATTCAGATTACACTCTTCAACAATTTCAAATAAAAAATTATCCTCACCATACTTATTCCACGCTTTTTGTAATATACAATTAATATGGGTATTATTTTTTAATTGTTTTTTGTGTGTTTTAAATCTTTTTTCAATTTGTTTTGATGAACCATAGTAGCACTTACCGTTAATCAAATTTTTAATTCTATATATTCCAATCATAGGACTACCTTTTAATATAAATATCAGTAAAAGATAAAAAATTAAAGGGTAGTCCTAAAAATTAATTAGAAAGTGGAAAATAAATTTTTGGGTGTGATTGATAGTTTTCCAAAATAACATCATTGACTGAACTACAAAATATTCCATCTCTGACAGATACTTTTGGTAATGGGTAAGGTTCTCTACCAATTTGTTCTTTAACACCTTCCATTTGGTTTAAATAAATGTGACAATCACCCAAGTTACCAATTAATTCATCAGGAACCATATTCACCTCATCCGCAATCATCATTAAAAGTAGAGCGTATGAACTGATGTTCATTGGAATTCCGAGAGGAACATCACACGACCTTTGATTCCACATTAAAGAGATTGCTCTGGTTGGTATGTTCCAATAATTATTCATTCGGTATTCAATATCTGATGGTAGTAAGATTTCTCCATCATCAGTATCATCTAATTTTTCTCTACACAGGTTCATTCTCTCTTTTATACTCAACTCTCTTGTATAAACTTGAAATCCATAATGACAAGGTGGAAGTACCATTTGGTCTAATTCACCTACATTCCAAGCACTAACCATTAATCGTCTTGAGTCTGGGTTTGTTTTGAGTTCGGAGATTAGGTTTGTGATTTGGTCGATTTGACTTACCGTAAATATACCTGTTGTACTGTCATGTTTTAATCTTTCTGGTATAGATGGGTAAGTTGTATTCCAACTTCTCCATTGCTTACCATACACAGGACCTAACTCACCCCACTTCTTAGCAAACTCATCATCTGTTTTTATTTTGTTGATGAATTCTTCTTGTGAATACGGAACAAACGTCTTATTCGGTTGGTTTATTAAATCATCAACGTGACAATCTTTTTCATTAAAAATAAGTTTGTTTATGTAATTCTTATAAGCATCACCATCCCAAATATGACATCCATTATCAACCAAATACTTGATGTTGGTATCACCTCTTAAGAACCATAGTAACTCAGTCACCATAGTTTTCCAAGCCATTTTCTTAGTGGTCAACAACGGGAACCCCTCACTCATTTTATGACGGATTTGTCTACCGAATACTGAAATAGTACCAGTCCCTGTTCTGTCTTTTTTCTCCGAACCATTATCTAAAATGTCCTGAAGAAGTTCTTGATATTTCTTATCTATATTATTCATAATGAGAGTACATTACAATAGTATTGGTTGTGGGTATTTTGATTATAGGAGCATTCAATCCGTCTCTTTGTTTTTGATAAACCTCATAAACATTAGTACCTTCTTTAATTGTACTTACATCTTCGTAAGATAAATTCGTTCCGTCTGTTAACACAACATCTAATGTGTGTTTTTTAGTATTAAATTTAAGTATATTCATAGTATTCAAGGCATAAAAAAACCTTCTCCCTAATAATAAGAAGAAGGTTTTTAATAATCAACTGAAGTTACTTTCCGATTACGAGTTCTTCGAAATCTAATTGGTTACTTCCACTTGAAACTTCCTCAACCTCATCATACAAGTATGATTTAACAACTGAAACAACCCCCATTTCAGCTTGTGCTATTTTACTTTCTTGCCAATCCTCAAGTTGTTCACCCTCTTCCATCATTTCCCACATTTTGTAGGCTAGTGTAGCGATTGTAAAAAGTTGTTGTTTTGCCATGTAAGAGCCTTTTTCATGGTCTTCTTTGAGATTTTGTTTTAATCTCTCTATTTGGCTTTCTGTGAGTATAATCTGTCCCATAATTCTTTTATTATAAATATCCAAATATGTTAAAATGAAAACTTTGAACGAATCATATCAAGTAATTTTTCATCAAACTCGATACCATGTCTATACTCAAATTCCTCAATCAAACGTGATATTGCCTTATCATATCCCTTTTCCCTAAGAAGAACGTATGCTCCCAAGTCAGCCTCTAATTCATCTTTTTCACTTCTTGGACCATTGTGCCCAAATTTAATGTGAGCAATCTCATGAGCTTCAACAAATTTCAAATCATCATCACTTAATTTGTCATCACCAAACATTTCACCATCAATGATAATAGTCTTCATCTCAGGAAATAAAAATCCATAACCATACTCGTCGAAATACTTCCTCAACTGTTCATAATGGATATTCTCTTTATTCACCACATTGATGAAAATATTCTCCATGAACTCACTCGGATATACTAAAACACCTTCTTCCATATACCATAAATAGTTATAAAAAGAAAAAGGTCAACCGAAGTTGACCTTTGACTGGGACTGACCAGAAGGTCAATCACTCCACCACTTGAGTTTTCCCCAAGAACTTAACGGTTCTCAGTCTCGTAAGCCTGATGTACCGTTTGGCACTGTAATACACCGTAAGAACAACCATCACTAGTGTAAACAACAGCATCCCCATCGTAAATTTCCACCTCTTCGACATATTTGATTTCTTTTGTTTTAGGAATTACAACCCAGTCACCACTTACAAACATCACATTTCCTTTTTTAAAGTATACAAATTACCGAAGACATTATCAACCTTCCATCTTAGATTTCATGGTTGCGTACTGACCCAAAGTTACAACGTTGGTATCACCAAGGATAATACACTGACGTAGAATCTCATAAGGGATGTGCATCAAGAAGTCACGTCCGTTGAAAGTCGTCAAGTCTTGCTTCAACTCCAAACAAGAGTGAATCATAGTCAAGAAGATTTTGTATTGAACTGAATCCGTGTACTCATCCTTAAGGATTTCTCCGAACTGTGGGTGGAGGATTTTTACTTTCATCATAGTGATACAAAGATACAAATAAATTTCGAACCACCAAACATACTGTAAGTATTTTACAAAAAAAAACCTCAGAGGGTTTCTCTGAGGCTAAGGAAGGTGTTAAAAATACGCTGAGACTACACGTTTTGTTGACCCATCTTTCGTGAGATTATCCTCGGATTCGGTTCCTCACATTGTCCACTACGATTGCCCGTAGTATTGAGTCAGTGTCGGTAATTTGAGTTTACCACTCTTATCGTTGCCAGTTACTCAACCGTTACTCTACTCTGTAAAGTCTTGCGAACTCTCTAAGGGATGGCCGTCCCACCAGGTATTTCGTGATTGACATCAATAGACTTGCGGTCTGATTGATGACTCCATTGACTAATGTCTGAAGTATTAGACACCTTTCACTGTCAACGCCCGAAGTCTTTCGCTTTGTATCTTATAGAATATCATTCAATATTAGATATTAGCAATTGCGGAAAAATGGACGATGTGCTTCGGGAGAAGTTCAGTTCCTTTTGAGAACAAAATGCTTCACACCACCCTGTGAACCTGCCAGCTCACGGTCTGTCAGGACTTCGTTGTCTTCGTAACGACTTGGAAACCCTTGAGACTGGTACCCAGCCCTACAACCCCTGGCAGGGAGTGTCGAACCGTCACCTGTGACTTTTCCTATTGGTGTCTCCACCTCAACTCTGATATTCCACGGACTCAGAGTGATTATTACCCCTCAGCAGTTGCCCTTGGGGTCGTAACCGTAGTCACTTTGTTTAGTTGTCAAGACTTTCGTCCTGCGAGTATCCAAGAGATGCTAATCTCCATTCAACCCTTTTAGTCTCATCACTGAGGTTATCTAACGACGCTAAACCGCCGATAGTCTTTGATATCAACTTTTCTTAAAAGAAAAGGGGTTACGGTGACAAGTCACCAAAAATTAAGTTGATATCTCAACTACTAATCTTTCAAAGAACTAATTCTTGAAAAGGGAACCACGGTTTTAAGGATTATCTCCAACCTTTTCTTGAATTGTTTGACAAAGTTAAAAAAGAATTTTTAGATTGTCAAACTTTTTCTTAAACTTTTTTTGATTGTGATATATAAATATCGGGTAATCTTCAAAAGTTATATAACTATAAGTGTTTTTTTGTTTCTGTCAAGGGCTACAAACAAATATTTTTCATTTTGTTACTTCAAACTATTTATCTATATGAATCTTTCAATCAACGATAATACTTTCAAAGTTAAATTAGCCATTACCCCCCACC